TCTGGCCTCTCGAAGTTCTTTGATCAGTTCGAGAACAGCAGGAAAAGATTTACCATCAAGAAATTTATGTGCCTGTATTCTGGCACTGGCATCAGCATAACCAGCCATCCTAGCGCACTCAGCGTTCGAGTATTTGCCCTCGACATAGTATCGAGCAAATTCCTTCTGTCGGTTAGTCAGTGTGGACGGCCTGCCGCCTTTGTTAATAGTGTTTTCTACGGGTTTACTGTTTTTCAAACCAAAAAATCTCCCTTAGTCAGCATTAAAACTGTCTCACTGTCTCACAAGTGTCTTAGCTATAATTGTTGCTGGAAGTCATTTGAGACACCTGAGACACCTGAGACACTTTTTATAGCAAAAATAAAAATATTTTTTGTTACCCAAAAAAAACATTATCTGTACCTCTTGAACCCGTATCGTTTAATCCCATTTATGTATTGTGTATTCTTGGCTAATCTGATACGGTGTTCAGAATACATTACTCAAACCATACAGGTTCGAGGTCCAAGGTTCAAGATACAAGGGGATTAAACCAATGGCATACACACTATTAGAAAAATTTGGAAATAAGTTTGAAGTTTATGCGGATGCTGATCAGGGATCTGATGCGATGTTGATTGTGAAGTACAAAGGCAGTTTTTATTGCACTGATATTTTTGGTAGCTGGAATGAAGAGGAAATGGGTTTTCCATTGATTGATGAATTGGATGCGCTGGCTATGACTATCGATGAGGATCCTGATGGGGATTTTAATGGTGTCGATTATTTTAAGCTGGGCGTAAGCGATATAGATCAAATGAAATTAGCACCTGATACGAGGGGATCAAACCAATGAATGCAGATGAACTATTTGAAGCAATATTGAAAGCAATTCTTCACACTGACATAGACTTTGAACAAGTTCATATCGGTGATGAAGAGTCTGGAGAAATTTATTTTAAATTTTGCAAGGTAAGTGAGGATCAAACCAATGACTAACGATAAACCAAATCTGACTGACAGCTATTTTGCTGAGATACTGGCGGAGCCGTTCGCGGATCTGTTGAAGCCCAAGAGGTTCTATCCAACTATCATGGTTGAGTATTCACCAACCAAGGAAGAGTGGGAAGAGATTGTGGGTGCTATCTGGGTGGGTGCGCTCGAAGGTGGATCGAACCACTGGATCGATGGCATTCATACTTACGGTAACAACTTGAAATCTTCATATGATGTTGTCGAGTTCAATTTCGATATCGCCATTCATCATGGCAGTGAGGGCTGGGGTGATGACGATGAGGTCGAGGTCGAGAAGGTCAAGGCTTTTGATGTGATCGTTGACGGCATTAATTTGCTGGATCCACATCGCCAGCGGCTGGCATTGACTGTCGATGAGTTGGGTCAGTTGGATGCCAACGATTATGATTATATCATCCAGTTGGGTGTGTTTGGAAAAGAGGTGTATTGCTAATGGCTAAGACATACGAAGTTGAAATCGTGGCTTCTATATTCAAGAAGATTGAGGTCGTGGCTGACTCTGAAGATCATGCTGAAGAGCTGGCGCATGAGATGTTTAAAGATCAATATGATGGCACACCTACGATTATTGAGCAGGACACTTATGAAATTGAGGAGATTGGTGAACGATGAGTATTCAATATAAAGCTATTGATCCTGAGTCTGGGATCCGGTGGTGCGTTCGCATCGTGTTCTTTGGTGATAACTATGGACTCAACCATTGCCTGACCTATGGCGATAAAGAGTTCGATGGTACAGGAGTCACCAAAGCTGAGATCGAGGACAACAAAAAGAAGATGATCGAGCCAATGATCGAGTTCTACGATATGGACTCGATGGCGGCAGTGAAGATGTGCAGGTCTGAGGATAAGACCGAAGCCTATCTGGCTGAAGAGTATGGTCAGTTTGTGGGTCGGTACTATCTGTCTAGTTTGAAGTTTGATGAGGTCTTGAACGGCAAGACTCTGACTGACTGGTCGAAGCGCGGACTCGATCTGGATGGCGGTGTTGATCGGTGGTCGGTATCGAGTGCGTTCATGGTCGATGCCATGGCGGCGGTTGAAGCTGAACTGGCTGATAGGGCAGAGCTTGAGCGAAGGGAGATTGCGTAATGATTAGCAGAAAAGAATTGATGGAGTGGTTGAACACTTGCCCTGACCATCACTGGGATATCGTCCATGAGGATGAGGGGCATATGCGTGTGTTGTTTGTCTTTGATGAGGAACAGGAAGAGGATGAGGATCAATCTTCGGGGACACGTTGTGATGGCAAACTGGTGCTATCAGATGCCGAAAAAAATCAATTGATCCATCACTACAAAACAGAAGCATGGCCTGACTGGGTAGCAAACTGGCTACCAAAAGACGTAGACCCATTCACAGGACTCTATCACAGCGGCTCTGAACACGAGGGTGAAGAGTACGAAGAGATGCACTGGGACGGCGTTCAGTTTGAAGAAGATGGCAGGATGTTTGACATATGTATGCACTTTGTGGATGGCAAGCAGTGGGCTGAAGTCTATGAGTGCTATCGGATGGGTGACAACTGGAACACAAGCACACAGAAAGTGTGGCTGATGCATGAGGAGTTAGAGCATGATAACGCTTGAACTGACTCAGGTCGATCACCTGACAGGCCGCGATGCGGACAAAATATTTTTGGTTGGTGACAAGTTTACTGTCACCACCTGCGACATGAAATGGGGTGAGATTGAGCGCACGATAACCATCATCACTTGCCCAAATCATACATTATATGTTGCAGAGTCCTATCAGGACGTGAAGGATCACATCTTTGCGATGGTGAGGTCGGCATAATGACAAAGCTACAAACCAACAAGCAGGTCATTGTCCGCACGATTGCCATTCGTAAGCCTGTACTATCGAGGCAAATGCATCTTAGAATAAACAATCGGGCATGGCTGAAAGAGGCCATGTCCAAACCAATAACGATAAGGAGGTTGCGTGATGAAGTATGAGGATGATGCTGATGTTGAAGAAAGATATACTTTCATTTATGAACGTCTGTTGGACGTGACTCAGGAGTTCAGCGTTCAAGGTGCAACGTCGTTTGATGTTGCGAATGTGATGATTAGGTTCGTGGTCGAGCTAACCTACGACTGTGCCCCAGATCCGCAACTTGCGACTCATTTGCTTTTGAATGCGGTCACTAATCGTATGGAACGTGACATCGAGAAAAGGAGTTCGGAGGAGGGTATCGAGCAAGGGAGGTCGCGTGATGTTTGAGGATGATCCAAGAGCCGATGACTTTGATCGGCACGGCACGATCCGCAGAGTCGAGACTCATTTGTTTTCGGGCGTTGGTATATCGTCCCTGTTCAGATCCGGCAAGGGCGAGGATCTGTGGGGCTATGAGGAGCGTACTATCAGGAACGCTAAGAAGGCGGCTGGTATATTTTTTAAGGAGACTGCACATGGGTAGGGTCAAAGCATGGATTATGGATCTCGAAGAGAAGTTCGAGGACAAGGCTGTCATGGTGGCTGATGAATGTGAAACGTGGCACGAGTTCTCCAGCAAGATGGAGAGTCACATGGATCTGGTAAATCACATGGGTCTTGATGACGTGATGAATATGCTGGCTGAGATCTGGACTGAGCATCAAGAGTCCGCAGGCAAAGAAGCATATGGGGGTGTGGTGCTAGATGACTGAGGCAAAGGACAAGTTGAAAGCTGGCAGGCAGGTACAGGATCTGTTGCGTGAGTTCGAGTCCATGGATCTGGACGTTGACTTCGCATCCTATCTGCTGATGTCCGCAGGGCTGACGCTGGCTATGCAAAACAATATGGGCAACACGCCTGAACTGATGCGACTCATGACTGCATCGATGGTGTGTGCCTCGAACAATCTAACTGACGAGGAGGATGAGACGTGTCATTAGAAAAGTATGTAATCGTGTTTGATACCATGTGTGACGGCTGGCAAGCCGTGATGGACGGTGAAGATAATCCTGCCCTGTTTGATTCTAAGGAAGAGGCAGAAAAGGAAATCATGGACGACTTTAAGCAACTTAGACGCAACCA